TCAACCTTGCCACTATCTCTAGTGATGCTAGATACGGTGTCCTTTCAAAATCAGGGGCTGATGCGAAGAAAATGTTTACCGATAAAATTGTACCCATTTCCGTCAACTACCCGTTTTTCTTCAAGCCAATTCAAGACGGTATGGATCGGCCAAAAACAGAACTTGCATACAGAGTTCCTGCTAGCAGATTTACAAGACGTAAATTAGATAGTAACGAACAATTAGAAGAACTAGAAGGATTAGATACAACTATTGATTGGAAAAATACAGGAGACAACAGTTATGATGGTGAAAAATTAAAACTACTTGTACACGATGAATCTGGTAAGTGGGAAAAACCTGACAATATATTAAACAACTGGAGGGTTACAAAAACTTGTTTACGATTAGGTTCTAGAATTATAGGTAAGTGTATGATGGGTTCAACGTCAAACGCTTTAGACAAAGGAGGTAGAAATTATAAAAAATTATATGATGACTCAGACGTTACCAGAAGAAACCGCAATGGGCAGACTAGCTCGGGATTATATAGCTTGTTCATTCCTATGGAGTGGAATTACGAAGGATACATTGATTCTTATGGATTACCTGTCTTTGAGACACCCAAAGAAAAAAAGACGGGACCTGATGGCTTCCCAATTGAAATAGGTGTAATAGAACACTGGGAGAATGAAGTAGATGGTCTTAAGGACGATCCTGATGCGCTTAATGAATTATATAGACAATTTCCGCGTACTGAGAAACATGCGTTCAGAGATGAAACAAAACAATCACTGTTTAATCTTACAAAGATCTATGAACAAATAGATTACAATGAAGATTTAAAACACTCTAATGTTGTTACGCAGGGTAATTTTCAGTGGGAAGGTGGGATTAAAGATACAAGCGTTATGTTTGTTCCAAGCAATCAAGGTAGGTTTTATGTTTCATGGGTGCCAAACAAAGATCAACAAAATAGAATTCTTATAAAAAATGGTAGAAAGTTTCCTGGAAATGATCATATGGGTGCTTTCGGTTGTGATAGTTATGATATATCAGGAACTGTAGATGGTAGAGGATCTAAAGGATCATTACACGGTTTAACTAAGTTTAGTATGGAAGATGCTCCACCTAACTTATTATTTTTAGAATATATAGCTAGACCTCAGACTGCTGAAATATTTTTTGAAGATGTACTTATGGCTTGTGTATTTTACGGTATGCCTATACTTGCAGAGAATAACAAACCTAGATTATTATATCATTTTAAAAGAAGAGGTTATAGAGGTTACTCTATGAACAGACCGGATAAAACAATACATAAATTATCTGTAACAGAAAAAGAAATAGGTGGTATACCTAATTCAAGCGAAGACGTTAAACAAGCACATGCTGCTGCTATTGAAGCTTATATAGAAATGTTTGTTGGATATAATAACGAACAGTATGGGACAATGTATTTTCAACGTACATTAGAAGACTGGGCTGCTTTCGATATAAACAATAGAACAAAACATGATGCATCAATAAGCTCTGGTCTAGCGATCATGGCTTGTAATAAAAATAAATATAGACCCGTTGCTGAGGTTATAAAACAACCTGTAAATTTAAACTTTTCTAAGTATGACAATAGAGGCAATGAATCAAAAATAATTAATAGATGAAATTAAACACTGGTATTAATAGTGCGTTTCCAGATCAGATGGTATCTGAACAGGAAAAGAAAACGTTAGAATATGGATTATTAGTTGGGCAAGCTATTGAATATGAATGGTTTAGAGGCGGTAGAGTTAATGGAAGCAGATGGAATACAGGTTACCAAAATTTTCATAATCTTAGATTATATGCTAGAGGAGAGCAAAACGTACAAAAATATAAAGATGAATTATCTATAAACGGTGATTTATCTTATTTAAATTTAGACTGGAAACCAGTACCTATTATACCTAAATTTGTAGATATAGTTGTAAATGGTATTGCTGCTAAAGATTATGATTTAAAAGCTTATGCTCAAGATCCTTTTTCTTTAAAACAAAGAACTGATTATGTAGGTGGCATATATAGAGACATGATGGCTCAAGATTATTTAAATAAAATAAAAGAAACAACAGGTATTGATTTATATAATTCAGACCCTAAAACACTGCCACAGTCAAAGGAAGAGCTAGAAATACACATGCAGTTAAACTACAAACAGTCTGTAGAAATTGCTGAAGAAGAAGCTATAAACAATACTTTAGCTTTTAATAAATATCAATTAACTAATAAAAGAACTATAGAAGATATAGTAACAATAGGGATTGGAGCCGTTAAAACAACTTTTAATAAATCAGAGGGTGTTGTAGTTGATTATGTAGATCCTGCTAATTTAGTCTATTCATATACTAATGATCCTAACTTTGAAGATATATATTATGTAGGTGAAATAAAGTCTATGACTTTAGCTGAAATTAAAAAAAGATTTCCATATTTAACAGATAAAGAGTTAGAGACTATGGTTAAATACCCTGGTCGTGATGGTTACATAGCTAATCCAAATTATGACAATGATTTAGTTCAAATATTATTTTTTGAATACAAAACATTTATTGATCAAGTTTTTAAAATCAAAAAAACAGACACAGGTTTAGAAAAAACATTAGAAAAACCTGATACATTTAATCCACCACAAAGCGATAACTTTGATAGGGTTTCAAGATCAATAGAGGTTTTATTCAGTGGTGCAAAAGTTATGGGTGTTCCACAGATGCTTGAATGGAAGCTTGCTGAGAATATGACAAGACCTAATAGTGATTTAACTAAAGTTAAAATGAACTATGTCATATGTGCACCTAATCTGTATCAAGGTCGCATAGAATCTTTAGTTAGTAGATGTACTAGTTTTGCGGATATGATACAATTAACATCGTTAAAACTACAACAAGTAATTCAACGTATGGTTCCAGATGGTGTATTTGTGGATGTTGATGGTTTAGCAGAAGTTGATTTAGGTAATGGAACTAATTATAATCCTCAAGAAGCTTTAAACATGTATTTTCAGACTGGTAGTATAGTTGGTAGAAGCTTGACTCAAGATGGTGATCCTAACAGAGGTAAAGTGCCTATACAAGAATTACAGACTTCAAGTTCTAACGGAAAAATACAATCACTTATAGCTACTTATCAATATTATTTACAAATGATAAGAGATGTAACAGGATTAAATGAGGCAAGAGATGGCAGTTTACCAGACAAAGACGCTTTAGTCGGATTGCAAAAAATGGCTGCCAACGCTTCAAATATAGCGACTAAACATATTGTTGACGCTAGTTTATATTTAACTTTAAGGGCATGTGAAAACATATCATTAAGATTAGCAGACGCTTTAGAGTTTGATTTAACTAAGCAGGCTTTAATGCAAAGCATATCTTTAACTAATACTCAAAATTTAGAAGAATTAAAAAATCTACATTTATATGATTTTGGAATTTACTTAGAGCTTGAGCCTGATGATGAAGAAAAAGCTATGCTAGAGCAAAATATACAAGTAGCCTTGCAATCAGGTCAAATATATTTAGAAGATGCTATAGATATTCGAGAGGTTAAAAATATAACTTTAGCTAATCAAATATTAAAATATAGAAGAATACAAAAACAAAAACAAGATCAACAAGCTCAACAACAGCAAATTCAAGCGCAAGCTCAAGCAAACATGCAACAATCTGAGCAAGCTGCTTTAAATGAAGTGCAAAAACAAGAAGCTTTAGCTCAAACAGAAATACAAATAGAGCAAGCTAAGTCTCAGTTTGAAATACAAAGAATGGAACAAGAAGCGTTAATTAAAAAACAATTAATGGCTGAAGAGTTTCAATATCAACTACAATTAGCTCAAGCTAAAGTTGGTAGAGATAAAGAAAAAGAACAGTTTATAGAAGATCGTAAAGATAAAAGAACTAAAATACAAGCAACACAACAATCAAAAATGATTGAACAACGTCAAAATGATTTACTACCTACAGATTTTGAATCAGCTGGTAATGATAACTTAGGCGGATTTGGTTTAGAGCAGTTTACACCGCAATAAACTTTTATTAATTTTTATTATATTATATTATGTCAGAACAAGTAAAAGAAGAAGGCTCTTTTAAAATAAAAAAGAAGCCTAAACAACTGGTAAAAAACGATATTATTAAAGTCGATTTATCAAAACCTAAAACAGAAGAAACAGATGCCATTCAAGTCGGAGAAACAAAGAAGGTGGTTATGGAAGAACAAACCGGAGATAGCCCTAAAGTGGACGAACAAGTATCAGAGTCCAGCCCAGTTTCTGAAATTAAAGAAGAAGAAGTAAAACCTATTGAAGAGGTTGTTGAAGAAGAAATAGTACAACTAGGTGAAAAGATTGAAGAAAAAGTTATTGCTCCTACACCTGAAGAGGCAAGAGAGGTAGCTAAATTACCTGAGAACATCGAAAAAGTCGTAGACTTTATGAAAGAAACAGGTGGAACATTAGAGGATTATGTTAGATTAAATGCTGACTATACTAATGTAGATAACGATACTTTGTTAAGAGAGTATTACAAACAAGCCAAATCACACTTAGATTCAAGCGAGATTAACTTCATGATTGAAGATAATTTTTCATTTGATGAAGAAGTGGACGAGGAACGTGAGATTCGTAAAAAGAAACTTGCGTATAAAGAAGAGGTTGCTAAAGCCCGAAAGCACTTAGATGGTTTAAAAAGTCAATATTACGAGGAAATCAAGTTGAGACCTGGTACGACACAAGACCAACAAAAAGCTATGGACTTTTTCAATCGCTATAATGAAGAGCAAAACACAGCTCAACAACAACATGAGGATTTTAAATCTAATACTAAAGATTATTTCACTAATGATTTCAAAGGTTTTGACATCAGTGTTGGTGAAAAGAAATTTAGATACGGTGTTAAAAATCCTAGTGAAGTTGCAACTAAACAATCGAATATTACAAACACAATTAAGAAGTTCTTAGATGATAAAGGTAATGTAAAGGATGTTAAAGGTTATCACAAAGCTATGTATGCCGCTGAAAACGTTGACAAAATAGCACAACATTTTTATGAGCAAGGTAAATCCGATGCTACTAAAGATCTTGTTGCTAAGTCTAAAAACATATCCGAGGATGTTAGGCCAGCGCCTACCGGAGACGTATTTGTTGGTGGATTAAAAGTTAAAGCTATAAGCGGTCTTGATTCTTCGAAACTGAAGATTAAAACAAGAAAATTTAACTAAAAACAAAATTAATTATTATGGGACAAATTAATCCTGTGTTTGGAAGTATTGTACCTTCTCAACAACAATTAGCTTTGCAAAACAATTATCTAGCGTTTAACGCTGGAGCTAATGACTTTGCTCAGCAATACCTACCTGAAGTTTACGAAGCTGAGGTAGAAAGATATGGAAACAGAACATTAAACGGTTTCCTTAGAATGGTTGGCGCTGAAATGCCAATGTCATCTGATCAAGTAATTTGGTCTGAACAAAACAGACTACACGTTTCTTATGTAAACGTAGCACAAACAGGTGGTGCAGGTTCTGCTACATTAGAGTTCGCTCTAGGTGGAAACCCAGCTGTATCAAATGCTATTTTTCCAAACGATACTATCGTTGTAATGAACCCTACTACAGGTGTTACATTAAAAGGTGTGGTAAAAACAAGTTTACCAGGTGGTGCATTAGGACAGCAAGTTATTGCTTATCCTTTTACAGCTGCTAACTGGGATGCTTTAGGAGTTGGAGCTACAAATCTTAAACTATTTGTATACGGTTCTATTTTTGCTAAAGGAACTGTTGGACCTGTAGATAATGGCTTAGGTGCTGGATCTTACAAGTCTATTCAACCTTCATTCACACAATATTCTAACAACCCAATTATCATAAAAGATTCATTCCAAATCAATGGTTCTGATATGGCTCAAATTGGATGGGTAGAAGTTGCTACAGAAGATGGAACATCAGGATACTTATGGTATTTAAAGTCTGAGTCTGAAACAAGATTACGTTTTGACGATTACTTAGAAATGGCAATGGTTGAAGGTGAATTATCAACTGGAGCTGGAGGTGTAAGCTTTGCTGCACAACAAGCTAATGTCCAAGGATTTGGAGGCGGTATCAACGCTTATGGATCTCAAGGTCTTTTCTCTGCTATCCAAGCAAGAGGTAATGTAATGTCTGGATTCTCAGCTGGTACTGGAATTTCTGACTTTGATCAAGTACTTAAAAATCTAGATACTCAAGGAGCTATTGAAGAAAACATGCTTTTCTTAAACAGAGGACTTGATTTAGATTTTGATGACATGTTAGGACAAATTTCAGGTGGAGCTGTAGGTGGAACTGCTTACGGTTTATTTGAAAACTCTGAAGACATGGCACTTAATTTAGGTTTCTCTGGTTTCAGAAGAGGTTCTTATGACTTCTACAAAACTAGCTGGAAATACTTAAACGATGCTTCTACAAGAGGTGGAGTTGCAGTAAGTGGAATAGAAGGTGTATTAATACCTGCTGGAACATCAACTGTGTATGACCAACAATTAGGTACTAACATAAGAAGACCATTCTTACACGTTAGATATAGAGCTTCACAAACAGAAGACAGAAGATACAAAAACTGGATCACAGGATCTGCTGGTGGTGCTTACACTACTAACATTGATGCGATGCAAGTTAACTGGTTATCTGAAAGATGTTTGGTTACTCAAGCTGCGAATAATTTCGTATTATTCCAACAATAAGATTGCTTTAAAGAGTTGGGTGCTTCGGCACCCAGCCCTTTATTTTATTAATTATATTATATTATATCATGTCAAAAACAAAAGAAACAATAGCCCC